TGTTGCCGGTTATAGAAACTATGATTCCAGTGAATTTGCCGCTCAGGGTGCTTTGTTGGATGATGATGATGCTATGGAAGCAATTTGGAAGAAGCAGTTTTCTCTTTCCGAGTTTGTTTCTCCTGACCAGTTCAAGTCTTATGAAGAAATGAAGAAGCGTCTTGAAGTTGCCTTAGGCGGAAAGTCTGCTCGTATTGATTCTGAAGTTGAGGATGAGGACAACTATCGTGGTCCTGCTCCTTCTCTAACTGAGGATTTGCGTACCGAACTTAGCAACCTGAAACCGACTCGTTCTGTTGCGGTTGATGATGATGACGATGATGAATCTTTATCATACTTCCAAAAGTTAGCCGAGTGATAATATAGTGAAGAGGAGAGAAATCTCCTCTTTTTTATGGCATCGTGACTCTGGTGTTCTCGGTACGAATTAATTTCTTATCAACATATTGAGAAGACTTATCATAATACATAATCTTTTTCATATCATTTAGATATTGCTGTAGATATTCCGTTCTTAGTAGATAAATGGACCTTTTTGCTATATTCTTTCTGGTTTCGTATTCATAGTTACTAATACCAACAACAGGATTTAAAGTTTGTATGGGAATATTAGGGTCTGGGATAGTGAAAACTGAATCTACAATTTTACCGGATGGAAGTATGAGTCTTCCATTAGAATCTTTGACTTCTGTGGTTTCGTAGTGATGAACCGCATTTAAGTCATTTCCATAAACATTTTCAGCATATCTGTATAAGTCTCTATCAGAAAGAGGCCATTCATCTCTTGCATTTACAATACCGGCAGTCATAAGAACCACCCAGTCATAATCTGCCTTTCCATAAACTTCTTCGGCAACAGTATCAGGTCTTGCTCCTTCTGGAATCTGATACTTATTAAACAGAGTAAAAACATTCTTTAAGTCATCACGAAGTTTTACACGACGAAATAGATTCTTTGCTCTTACATAATTCTGTGAGGAATTACTATCGGCAAAAGGTGATTGATACTCTAGGTCTGGTAATTCTCTAAAATAAGACATATTAGTAACCTACTCCTATATCGGAATCTTTATAATCTTCATTATAAATTGGATTCAGTTCAGTAAAACTAAGAGATAATTTCATATGAACCGGAGTTTTATCAGCATAAGTAGCATATGAACCTGAACCCGTATAATTCATACCCATACTCGTCAGGGCACAGGGTTTGAATTTGTTTAGGTAAGGATGGTCCTGACTTCCACTCTTATATTTTAGAAGGAAAATATTTGGTGCTGAAATGAATAAACCAGCACCTTCAGTATTGCTACCAGTTTTTGGTGCCATAGATTGTTTAAAGACTCTTATAATTTCTTTAACAACATTTGATTCTTTTTCATCTCTTGGAGCAAAATCAAAATCAAAGGCAAAGGACCTTAAATTAACACCACTGAAAAGTAATTCTAGATTTGGATTTAAAACTTGACCCGTTGCTCTTGATAGAAGTCCCCCTGCAGATGTATTTCCACCTAATGAATTTATTAACTCAGCACTAAAATAATTTGTGACTAAATCTTGACCGCCGCCTTGGATTACAACATTATTTGCGGTTGCTCCAATAGATTTAAGAGCATCAACAAGACCTTTTCCTAAATTCCTACTTGCAAGAATGTTTCCTACATTTGCTACTCCAAAAGATTCAAGAGCATTTAAAGTCTCACCTCCCCAATTGACCTGATTTGTGTCTCCAATATTTGATGGTATTGGTAGTTGGATTGTATTTTTGGATTTTTGATTAGATTGTTGTATTGCTTCTGTTTGAGACCTTAATTTAAGATTATCTTCCCCTAATGTTGATTTATTGGCAACATACTCAATCACACCTATTTCTAGGTAATCGTCGTCCTTACCAATACTCTTCTGTGGATATCTAAGAGGTGCCGCAGACGAAGAAAGTTTGGCAGAAGCAGCTCCAACAATTCTTTCCGCATTCGGTGATAAACTTCTTGATATGTTAAATCCGTTTACCATTTATCTTTTTAGTTATTTATCTTGATTTGCCCGAAAGGTATTCTTCTCAAATCACCGACTTCATTTTTATCCACAATATGTAGAGGTCCAATCACTTCCTCAAGGGTATATTGACGCCGTTTTTCCCAGTGGTAGTTAATGCCACTAAATCCCCAGGAATAAACATTTGTAACGGCAACCAAAGGATGAGCATCATACCTTACACGAGGAGTCTTTGGTCTATAAACAAAAGTGTAAAATTTACCTGCTTCTGGAGACCTTGTGGTTTCTTTCAATACATCAAGTATTTCCAACATCAAATCATCCGCATCTTCTGTTCCGTATAATTTTTTAAGTAGGGGTTTGATGCGGTTCATTTTTTACCAATTCCAAGTTCATTTTCCGTCAGGATTCTGAAGGTCCATCCTCTGTCCTTACAATATTCTCTTGCTGCCTCCCATTTTGATTGATTCTTAGCATACTCATATGCTTCATAGATATATCCTTTTGTTTGCCTTTTTGGTTTGGCTGGCGGCATCGTTTGTTTATGAGGTTTAATCTCAATCAAATATTTCTTAATAATTCCATCGGGTTCTTTGACTTTTATATAAGCATCAGGAAAATATCTATGAATACGACCATCTACCGGAGAACGATAGGGGATGGCAAGTTCTTCGGAGGCATACTCCAAAATATTTACATTCGTATCACAATATTTCAGAAACTTCAATTCCCATAGAGACCTGTATATAATATTAGTAGGGTCGCCAACATATTTTTCTGGAAATGATGGTTTAAATTTTCCCTTATAAGACATCTAAATACTTATACTAATAAGACTCATAAAGGTATTTAGAGTGCCTAGTATCCGTAGAATATCAGATTTCAAACCACTCTTTACTAATCTTGCACAGACTTCTCATTATGAGGTAAGATTTGGTGGTGTAGGACCTCTTGGGGGACCACTAATGGCATATCTTTTTCGTAAAGGAATTAGTCAGAGATTTATTGCCGAAGATGCTGGATTACTTTGTTTTTCGGCATCTCTTCCAACTACTTCTTTGGCAACTGCTAATGTTAGTGGAAACTTTATGGGTATAACGGAGAAGTTTGCACACACCAGACAATATATTCCAATCAGTCTAGAATTTTATGTAGATAAAAATTATAATGCTCTTAAATTTATGGAAAGTTGGATGGAGTTTATTGCAAGTGGTTCCAATAATCCAATTGGAAGTAGTCTTGCTCCAATAGGGCAGAATCGTAAGGATTATATCTCTAGAATGCAATATCCAGAATATTATAAATCTGATAGAACTACAATCACGAAGTTTGATAGAGATTATAATAGAGAAATAGAATATACTTTTATTGGACTATTTCCATCGGCAATGTCATCAATTCCAGTAAGTTATAGTTCATCAGATATTCTTAAGATGTCGGTGACTTTTGAGTATGATCGTTATATTGCAGGTAAATCATTAAGTTTGAATGAAATTATTGGCAATAATAATAATCAAATCAATAATCAAATCAATAATAATAATCAAAGCAATAATCAAAGCAATAATCAAAGAGTTGTTTATAGAACTGGGCAATCTCTTGGTGAAAGTGGAGTAAGAGGTACAATTCCAAATCAAGGAAGTGTGTTGCCTACGATTTTAAATAATTGACCTAAATATTTTTATGAAGTTTTTATTGGAGTATTATGCCATTACCAAAAATTGCGGTGCCAACATATGAGTTGGAAGTTCCATCATTAAAAAAGAATATTAAGTATAGACCTTTTCTGGTTAAAGAAGAAAAGATTTTAATTATTGCGATGGAAAGTGAGGATACAAAACAAATTGCAGAAGCGGTAAAAACCGTAATTTCAAATTGTATTATTACGAAAGGAATCAAGGTAGAGCAACTATCAACTTTTGATATTGAATATTTGTTCTTGAATGTCCGTGGAAAGTCAGTTGGAGAGTCGGTGGATGTTTTAATTACCTGCCCCGATGATGGAACCACACAAGTTCCAGTTTCAATCAATCTGGATGAAATTAAAGTAAATGTAGATGAAAATCATTCAAAGGATATTAAACTTGATGATGTTCTAACTCTTCGTATGAAATATCCATCTATGCAGGAGTTCATTAAGAACAACTTTAATAATAATGAATCTGTGAGTGTAGATGATACTTTTGAGATGATTTCTGCCTGTGTAGAGCAGATTTATAGTGAAGAAGAATCTTGGAATGCTTCTGATACGACTAAAAAAGAACTAAATGAGTTTTTGGAACAACTTACTACTAATCAGTTTAAGGAAATTGAGAAGTTTTTTGAGACGATGCCTAAACTTTCTTATACTATTAAATTGAAAAATCCAAATACTGATGTGGAAAGTGAGGTCGTACTGGAGGGATTAACATCTTTTTTCGCCTAGGAATGGCTCATACTTCGTTGGAGTCATACTATAAGACTACATTTCAGTTAATGCAGCATCATAAATATTCATTAACGGAGTTAGAAAATATGTTACCTTGGGAAAAAGAAGTTTATATTACTCTTCTTTCTCAATATATTGAAGAGCAAAATCTAAAGAACCAGCAGAATGGCTAGTCTATCATCTCCAATCGGACCCACTATAGATGTTGTGGCAAGAACAGTTTCTCGTTCTGTCATAAGTGGTGGTGCCGGTGGAGGTGGTGGTATTCCTGGTGGCGGTGGCGGTGGAGGAAGAGGTGGTGCTCTTGCCATACAACCTCAGGCAAGTTTAGTTAATGTTGAAAGAAATCTAGAGATTCAAACCACTCAAAATGTTCAACAAACTCAAGAGATTTCTGCTCTTAGAAGTACTGTAGATGCCTTACGAGCAGAAACCACAACTCTAAATAATGGTCTTGGAACTGTTTCCAATCTAATACAGCAAGATAGTGCCCTAGAGAAACAACAGGAAGCGGCAAAGGCAGAAAATGAAAGAAAACTTCTAGAAAGAAATATTAGACTGGGGAAAGAATCTCAACTAGAACAAAAAATTACAAATGCTCTAGTGGCGCCGGTTCAGGCTCTGCAGCAGAAAGTTGGCAATATATTTGGAAGAATTGGAGAGGCTCTAACTATATTATTTGCAGGATGGTTGACGAATCAAGGAATTGAGGCACTTAAAGCAGCATCAGAAGGAAATAAAGAAAAATTAGAAGAAATTAAAGATAATGTCCTTAATGGTATTGGAGATGCCGTAA